AGCTGGTCTTGTTGAAGTCCAGCCTGACCCGAGCCGCTGGCATTAGAGCCTCAGCCGCTGGTAGGGATCAAGAAGGGACTTGGCCCTGCTCGGAATTGCATCGACCATCGGCGCAGGCATCTGGACCGAGTAAGACTCGAACTGCTGAGAGATGTACGGCTTGGGCGACTCGGCCATAGCCGCCGCCGTGTAGATGGCAGCCTGTTGTACGTCATCTGGTACCACTGGCCAGCCCCAGCTTGCGGTCACGGTAACAGTCACCGGCTGGTTGAAGTCGTAAGTGTCCAGTCCGTAGGTGAAGCCCATCGCTGGACTGACCCCATTGACGCCGTTGATCAAGAGCCAGTAGTGAACCGGCGAGCGACGATCAGGCTGAGCGATGTACTGCGATGAAGAGATAGAGGTGCCAGCGACCGTTACAGCAGTGATGCTCGACGCGGCGCAGTCATCGATTTCAAGCGTCCCGCTTCCGTCATAGAGGAAGTTGCGAGTTTCTGTAACCAGAGCGGTGGCGAAGTCGCGGTCGGTGTAGGTTCTGATCGCCGAGGATGCGTTCTTTATCGCCTGAGTAAGACGAACGTCGCGGCCGGTGTCAACAGCTGGTATACCGATCGCGTCCTTCAAAGACTGCAGTGTGATGAGGTCAGGCACCTCTACGAGTCTACGTCCCGTAACGACAACGGCCCCCCGCACCTGATGGTGCGAGGGGCCGCGAGAGTGCCGTGTGTGGAGAGACTACTTCTTCGGCGCGGGCTTCTCAGCCGCAGCGAAGACCTCCTCAGGTGTCGGCTCGCCCAGCGCTCCGAGAGCGTCGAGCTTGGTGCCATCAGCGGCCTCCGGGATGGAGACAGCGTCCGGGTGATCGGTGTCGAGGACATGATCGAGCACAACGCTCTCGACCTTGCCTGTCTTTGAGTTGCGAGTGACGTCAGCCATGATGCACCTCAGCCTGCGGCGAGACCTGCTCCGCCAATGACGGAGAAAGCCTTCGGGTAGCGGGCTGCGGTGAATCCGACACGCTCTTCCACACGGAACACTGTCTCGTTGTACTGGAATCGAACGTGCGGCGACTGATCAACAGTCACACCCTGACGATCAAGGATGAGCCCCTGATCGAACGCTCCGACGATGACGCGGGACTCGTTGGTACCCGTGCCCTTGTTCGTCGGGATGTTCTTCGTGACGACAACCGGCAGGCCAAACAGCTCTCCAACGGGGAGCGGATCGTTAGCGCGACGGCCGAAAGCCGTCGAACCTGCACCGATCAGGTAGGTCGACGGTGAGGTCGACTCCCTTGCCTTCATGATGCGCGCCCAAGTGCGGGGGTGCATCACGATGTGGCTCGGGTTGCCCTGATAGTTGATCTGGATGTTCGTGATGCCATCAACGATGGCGTCCAGAAGATCCGGGATCGTGGTTGACGTGAGGGTCGTCGAGTTGACGCCAGCGGTGTTCAGGATGCCCGTGGGCTTACCCGAACCGTCGCCGTCAATGAACGCGACTTCCTCAAGCGTCGCGAGACGCTTTGCGATGTCCTGCGTCACCAGCGAATCGACAGACGGCGAAGCGTCCGCGAGCAGCTGGTTCGAGACGTTCGCGAGGCCAGCAGCGGTGAACACCGACGCCGTAACCTGACCGAAAGTCGCGTCAGACGTTGGCTTCAGTGCAAGCTCCGCGACCCAACCAGCCGAAAGACCGCTGGTCATCGAGGTGACTTCGATCGAGCTGGTGTTCACGTTGATCGATGAGAACAGCGGCCTGAGAACAGCGGCCTGCTCGCGAAGCTGGATCAGATCCGTGAGGATCTCCGGCTGCACGAGGTAGCCACCAGCTCCGGGAGTGAGCTGTGACATCGCCTTGCCGTCCATGCCCTTGAGCAGGCGGCTGCGAGCGTCCTGATCGCCATTGTTCGCGGCCAGAACATCGGCGTAGAACGAGCGAGCGGGCTTGCCCTGATCGACTGCCTTCTGACCGTAGACAGCGTCGGCCTCGGAGACCGGAGTGCCGCCAAAGTCAAAGTCGACCGGCTTGCGGAGAGCTTCGATGGCCTGCGTCAGCGTGGAGACCTGCTCCTTGACGCCCTTCATCTCCATCTCCTTGATGCGTGAATCACGCTCCGAGGAAAGCTCAGCAAGTGCGGGCTTGATCTCGCGATCAAGCTCCTCACGAAGAGCCTTTGCGTCGGCCGGGTCGGCTTCGACCTTGTCGAGAAGCTCCTGAGCGCGGCTCTGGAGTCCCTCAAGGCGGGCGCTGACGTCGGCAAGCGCGTCCTCGTCACGCGAAATGGTTGTGTCTTCCATTTTGAGTGATGATTCTTTCTGAATCGTGGGTTTACTTGGTCCGCCGCAACAGCGCCGCCGAAGGCAGGTTTGATTGCAGGTTGAGAGAAACGCTACTCAGCGCTGTGACAGAAGATCGAGGGCGTCCTCGAAAGTGTCAAGAGCTGACAGGTCAAGCTGCGGAGCAGGCTCCGGCCCAAGAGCTTTACCGACTACCGTTCCGAGCGTCCGGGGGTTGACCGGAGTCGGGGTGAGAGAGATCTCTACAAGATCGATCTCGTTGATCAGCGTGCGGCCGCGCTCGGCTGCCTTCTTGAAGAACCCGCCGATCGAGAAGCCGCGAAGCGTGCCCTTGGCGACCTGACGGAAACGGTTGGCCGCCTCTGTGCCCGGCTCGGGCTGATCGACGCGAGCCTTGATCCAAAGCCCCTTGCCGTCGACGCGGGCCTCGACTACCTGACCCATCGCCTCGGACATCTTGTGGTGGTAACAGAGGACCGGGTTCTTCATGTAGGAGTCAAGCGCCTTCTGCAGGGCGCCCGGCGCGATGTACTCGCCGTCGCGGTCGATGTCGAAGTCGGAGGCGTAGCCCTCGATGTAGAGGTCGCCGTCCTCCTCGACTGCCTTGCCTTCGAGGGTGAAGTCCCAACCGAACTCGACTGCCTTGCCAGCGGGCTTGGCTTGCATCTGCTTGACGACCGAGGCTGCCCACCTACGGCCAGCGTTGCCACCCCAGAGCATCCACGCAGTGCGCCACGGCGATGGGCCGGAGCCGCCGTCGTCCGGGCGCGTCTTGTCGTGGCGCTCGAAGAACGAGTACATCCGCTTGACATGGTCGTCGGTCAGCGAAGCGCCGGAGGCGATCTTGCGAGCGCGGGCTACGGTCGCTGCTTCGAGTCCGTCTCCGCCCTCACCCTTCTCGTACATCTCAAGACCGCGACGGGCAGCAGAGCGCACCGCCTGCGGAGGAGTGTTACCGGAAGCCATGAACCTATTGTGGCGCTGGCCTTGTCAGCGGTGTCTTACTCTTCGTCTTGGTTCAGGGCGGCGGTGACCATGATCTCGATCCCAATCGTGACCACGGCAACAGCCAAAGCAGCGCTGACGTACCCGCCAATCGCGCTGACTACAGCCAGCACGGAAAACGCTTGACTGATCGGTGTGATGTTCCTCATCATGCGGCCTCCATCCTCGGCCACCTCTTGACTGAATCGCAACTCAGGCAAATCGTGGCGTACTTGATCCTGCGAGACTTATACCCCCTGTAGGCGACATCGCCAAGGGTGTAGTTGCGGCAGCGCGGGCAGCGGACCTCGTCGTGCATGACCCCGCCCTGATGCTGGATCTTGCCAACCAGCACTTCGGCTTCGCTGTTGGTAAGCGGTACGTCCCTCACGAGGACTTTCGGCGACGCTTACCCCAACCAGAATCGCGGGTGTAGAACTTGACCTTGACTATCTTCTTGCCACGATTAGGCCCACGGGGTGTTCTGGTGTGCGTCCGCACAGCTACAGGCCCAACCTTCTTGTACTTGCGCTTAGTCTTCTTCCGGGCCATCGTAACTGTCAATCCCTGCTTCGACCATCTTGTCTGCGATCTTTCTTGATTTGATCATCAGAATGGTGGTCAGTTCCAGAAGCTCGTCATCGTCGAACTCCTCGGCGGCCAGCTGCGCCTGCGGAGGAATCGGCAGCGCCACCACTCCCAGCTTCTCAATCGCGCCCTCCAGCGGCATTACACAGAC